GTGGACTGGAATCTTGGCCCGGTAGTTCAGAAGTGGGATGAAATTTGTGATTTCGTTCGTCGAGTTGTTCCGAAAGACTTCCGTCTTGCTGAAAAGATTGACAGCATGGCTCTGCCTTTGGCCGCAAACAAGACAGACGGGGTGACGTTGGAACCAGAAGATGTAGTCGTTATTCCGATTCCTCTTGAATTTCAAGAGAAAAAAGATAATATTGTTTCGAAGCCTGAAGTTGAGAAACTAAAAGAAGTCATAGAATCTAAAAATGTTCCACGTGGAATAGTTCTCAAGTGTGATACGGAAGGCTGTGATTTTGAAGCAGATGGAGTTTACGCAAAGAACAAACTTCGGATGCACATGAAAAAACATCAAGTAAAAGCAACAGCTTAACTTCAACGGATATTGGATTAACCAAAGCCGTCATCGAGGATAAAACCTCTTTGACGGCTTTTTTATTATCGGAGGACTCATGAAGAAGTATCTTTTGTCGGCACCGTTTCTATTCTTATTTTTATATTCCCATGCAGCAGCACCACTAGTTTCAGAAGCCCCGATTAATGGATACGGAACTCCGGTAACAATATCTATCTCTGGTGTTACTCCAACAAAAGTTCCTTCGAGTCAAACATCTGGAAGGTTTGGGATTCTTGTTAATGTTCCTTCTGGAAACAGCGGTGTCGCCGGATTCTACGGAAATTGCACTAGTACCTCATTAGCCAATACGATTCGTCCAATTGAGATTTCAACTGGAACAAACAAAGTCCCTTACGGATATTTCCCAATGCGAGAAGACGTTTGTTTATGGTTGGTAACACTTGGCGGATCTTCTGAAGATATTCACTACCAAGAGGTCAAACAGTAGTGCAATTTTCCTCGCTCTACACAGAGCTAGGTGACCGTCTTGGGGCATACGATCCAGCGGTATCCACTGACCTAGTTAAACTAAAACGCTGGATCAACATGGCCCAGCAGTACATCTGCGGAAAACGGTTGTGGCCGTTCATGTTGTCTGAAGAGATTATCCAGACCGTTACGGATATAACGACGGGAACAATTGACGTAACCGCAGGATCAACCACAGTGACGTTTAGCTCCGCTCCATCAGTTTCTGTTACGGATAGATACATCCAGCTTTCAACTTCGCAGGATTGGTATAAAATAACGGCGCACACAGCCGCCTCCACCACAGCTACCATAACTCCTGCTTTTGTGGGTACTAGCAACCTAACCGCTGGTACCTACACCATTCGAAAACTGCTCTACACGACGACCACGCCTCTCGTGCAAATTCTTGATATTAAGCAGTTAGTCACTCCTGTTCGTATCGTTTCTCAGAGTCCTCGTGAAGCAGACTTTTTTCTCCCTTTGTATTACGACGCCGGGACGCCCTACTACTACATCATGAGTTCTCCAACCTCAGCGGGAACACCCCAATTTTCTTTTATCCGTTCTCCCGATACGGTTATGAACATGATGGTTCGCGGTATTAAAAACCTTTCAGATTTGTCTGCCGATTCGGATGTTCCTGTTATCCCTTCTCCGTGGCAAGACGCAATTCTTAACATTGCAGCTTTCTATGGTTTCCAGAGCCTTGACGACACAAGGGCTGATACCGAATTTAAAGTTGGTGAATCTCGAATAAAAGACATGATGATGAACTATTCTCACGATCTTGGTCGTCATCGTGTCATGCAGTCTATTACCAACGATTCCAACTTCGGTCTTCAATGGGCTCTCCCTTCTGACTTTGGTCCTGAGGTTCCCTGGTAATGGGACGCAGAACGAAAGCAGCAATATTTGCTGATTTCACGGGGGGAATGAATGTTGACAGCTCCCCGACCTCACTTGAGTTAAATCAAGCGCTTGACCTAGATAATGTAATCCTTCTTCCGCAAGGAGGATTTAAGAAAACGAACGGAAATAGCGAATACAATTCAACGGCCATGTCTTCTGGTGCTGCCGTTCATGGATCTGGGTTCTATAGAAACATAACTGAAGTCGAATACATGATGCAGATTTGTGGGGCAAAAATATTCAAGTCCGAATTTGATGGAACGATGGACGACATCACAGGAGCGGTTACGATCTCAACAGGTCAAGATAACATTTGGTCGTACACGCAGATGAACGATCTAGCAATCTTTGTTGGTGGTAATCGGTCAACGGATGTTCCCTTGAAATGGAATGGAACTGGAAATGCAGCAATTCTAGCTGGAACTCCTCCGGTTGGGAAATGGTGCATTTCTGCAAACAATCGGTTGTTTATAGGAAATACCGTTGCTGCTCCTTCCCGAATTAATTGGTCAATCCTTGGGAACCCGGAAGACTTTTCTGGAGCTGGGTCTGGAAGCCAAGACGTTGCAACAAACGACGGAGATCAACTGATTGGTGCGTGTTTGCTTGCCACCGACCATTTGCTTGTATTTAAACAAAACTCAATCCATGAATTAATTATCCGAACTGCTCCGTTTCCTCTTTTTCCATTGTTTTCAGATATCGGTGCTATTTCAAATAGAGCAATCTTAGACGTTGACGGTGTTTGTTTCTTTATAACTCCTGAACCAAGAATGAAAGCAACAGATGGGAATTCAATCGTAGATTTCCCTGATACGTTCAACGCTATTTGGGATGGTTTGAATAAATCACGATTGCCATATATTCAGGGCGTGTACGATAAGAAACGAAGACTTGTGATGTGGTTCTGCTCAAACGGTGCATCTTCAACGAACGATTTCTGTATTGCTTGGGATCTGGATAGAAAAGCTTGGATTAAATTTTCATCTGGTCACAACATGAATACTGCTGTGATGATGCAAGACACAACGATATATGGTGGTGGTTACGACGGAAAGGTTTACGAAATAGACGATGACAGTACATCCAACTACGCTTCCGAAGGCGGGGATGCTATTGACGCTTATTGGCGTTCTGGCTGGATGGACAACGATCAGATGATTAACATGAAACACATCCCGTACGTTGATTTAAATTTTAAAACACAAGATTCAGGAACATTCCGATTCTCATATGGATACGATTTTCAATCTGATAGGAATACGGCAAGTATCAATATGCAGCAAGGCGGTTCTCTTTGGGGAACAGGAGTATGGGGATCATCTTCTTGGGGTGGAACTACAGACAGAACAAAGCTTGAGCATTTAAAAGGCAACGGAAAATTCTTCCAATTTTGTATCAGAAATAACAATGACGACGAAGCATTTCAGTTTAATCGGTTATCTTTCCCGATTAATACAGATGCTCCGTATGCCTTGAGGTAACCATGGCTTCTTTATCTGTAAGCAACACATTTATCGACGGGACAACAATATTAGCGACCCCGATGAACACGAATTTCGATGACATCGAAACATATGTCAACAACCGAAATTCAGGAGCAGCGGAGTGGGAGAGAGTTCTAGCTACCAATGCGAGTAGTGTTCCAGGTGTATTTAATAATGGAGCAGGAACCAATGATATTTTAAATGCTCAAGACAACGGAACGACTGTTTTTGCTGTTAAAGACGGAGGTAGTTCAGTTTTCGGTAGTGCAGCTCTTTTAACAACTGCAACCGATGGATTTCCATATATCCCAAGTTGCCCAGGTCTCCCGACCGGAGTTGCTACTGCGAACACTGGAAGAATCCCAATCGTTATCGATTCTTCAAATAACAGGATGTATTTTTATAATTCTGGATGGCAGAACGTTGCAAACAACCCTGGAGTTGACAACTCAACAATTGAGCTTAATTCCAACCTGTTGCGGGTCAAAAACGGACTAACCATCCAGACGCTAAATATTGGAACGGCGCTTCAATACAAGACTTTTGCCAGTCTCCCAATTCTTCAAATTCAATCCTATACGACAGCGACATCAACAGTTATTACAAGTTCAAGTTTTTCTGACACAGCGCTTACAGGTTCTTTTACTCCCAAAATCAATACCAGCAAAGTTTTTATTTTTGTTGCTGGAAATTTTGCACAAGATCCGAATGGAGTTGGATATTTAACAGTTTCTAGAAACGGTACAAGTCTTGCCGCTACACTCGGTGGTTATTGTCTAACAGTTGGACCAAATACTCTGTCTGCACCAGTTTTTGTTTATGATTCACCAGCAACCACATCTGCTATTACGTACACAGTTCAAATTAGAACCAATGGTACAGGAAATGCAATATTCCCAGTAACCGATGGAGGAGTATATACAAGCTCTGCGAACATGATCATTGTTGAGGTAGCACAATAATGGATAAAGAAAAAATTCAAGATTTGATTAAAAAAACAGCTCATGAACGAGAGAAGGCAAAAGAGAAATTCTATCAACTCGACGGAATGGTCCTTGCTTACGAATATATTTTAAGAGAGATGGAATCCAGTGGCACTTGAAGCAACCTACAAACACTCACACACGTCTCCCGTCAGAGGAAGAGAGATTGACGTTAATTTTGTTCAATACGGAGCCTTCATTGACACAATTATTTCAGGTACATCTGTTTTCACGTTACCTGCATATGCCAACAACGCAGCGGCTTTAGCTGGTGGACTGGTTGCAGGGAACTTATATCGAACGGGAGCAGACCCCGATACCGTCTGTGTTGTACATTAAGGGGTAGTTTATGGGAATTGGTAAATCATTAAAGAAAATTGGCGGAAAAGCGTTAGCTGTAGCAAATCCCGTCACAGCGTTTAGCACACTTGCTCCTGTGATTGGCGGTAAAATGATTGGAGACGCTTTGAGCCCCCGTGGGGTTGATATGCCAAACTACGATCCTTATGGAGATCGTGAACAGTTCAACCAGCTTGGTGACACCGAATTCACGCAGCGTACAGCCCTTGGTCAAAAACAACAAGGCCAGATTAACAGCTACGCCGACGAACAAGCCAAACGAGCTCAAGCCTATCGAGCGACCTTAGCCAAAAGTCTTGCTGATACGAGTGCCAACACTTTTAAGAGCATGAACCCTGGAATCTTGGAAGACCTAAACTCTCGTGGTCTTTTCACTTCTCAGACAGCTCGAGACCAGGAACAGGGACGACTTCTTGCAGATTTAGCTAACCAACAAAATCAACAACTAACAGCTTTTGACACAGATCAATTCGGTGTGGATCGTGATACGAGAGGAGAAGCCTTGAACGCTCTCTTGGGTGGAGATCAATCTGCCTTGGACTCTTCCTTGGCTCTTCGAAAAGCTGGTTTGACTCGCCAGTTTGATACGCAAGACATTCAAGCAAACAACTCATTCGCAGCGTCTTTGGCTAAGAAGCAGAGCAAAGACCAACTGCTTCAATCCTTGCTTGGACTCGGCGGCCAGATTGGTGGCGCGGCTATCGGGAGGGCGGGGTAGCTCAGCAGGACCGGGCGTCGACTACTCAACTTTAAATTATGGAAAAAACTATGGATATACGCCTAGAAAAACAGGCAATAAGCTTAGTCTTTACTAGGTACATATGGGCTCAGTAAGAATCCCCCAAGCCCAACTCTCAGAAATCCAGCAACCGAAAGGTCGCAAGGATCAATCTGAGCTTATTATGCAAGTCCTCGGTAATAACCCGTTGGCTCAAGGTATTGAATCCGCTGGAACGGATATCGTAGACGCTTTGGCAAAACGAGCTGAGATGCGCAGACAAACTGAGCAACAGGCTCGTGCTTTTGATCAACAAAAAGAATTGCTTGGAATTAAGACTGGGGCTGAATCTGAAGCTGCCAGAATAAAACGTGAACAAGACGCAGCCCGTTATGATCGAGAAATGGCATTTAAGGAACTTCAGCAAGCGGACCTTAATTCGTATCGAGCCGCTTCTTTAAAATCCAAAGAAAGAGCAGACAAAGCGGACACAGAGATTAAGAATATTGACGAACAGCTGGGAGCCATAGACAAACTTGAAGGTCTTCTGATTAATTCGTGGGCCGGTCCTGTTGCAGGCAGAGCAGCAAGGGGCCTTTCCATGATTACCGGTGGCTCTATCCAGCAGCCTTCAGCAGAATACAACGCTTTAAGGCCAGCCTATGCGGTAAAAGTTTACCGTGCATTAACTGGCGACACTCGTCTCAGCGATGCTGATGCGGCAGGAAGAGCTCTCCCTTTGATGCCAACAGAAAATGACCAGCCCATAGTTCAGAAGGCGAAATGGGACAACCTGCGAGAACTTATCAAGACTCGAAGAATGCAGTATTCGGGAGAGTCTGCGATCAATGATCTTGTTAAGGAAGGATTGGTGAATCCAGACTAATGGCTTCTTTAACCGAGAAGGGGAAAGAGAGAATGGCGCTTCTGGAACAAGCTGAAAGTTCTGGGAAGATCACTGAAAAAGGTCGTCAGGTTCTTGCTTCTTTGAGGCAGGTGTCTGGCGTTGAACAACCTGCCGAAGCTCCTCAAGAACCATCGGTTATTCAAAAGATAGCTGGTGCCTATCAATCCTACAAAGACAGCCCTCTTTCAAAAGCAAGCCCCGTCGGGATGTTGGAAACAGCGAATGAAATGGCCAACAAAGGTTTTGATAAAGCAGGAGAATTTGTAGCTGAGCAGGGTGGATTGAGAAAGATTAACCCAAATGTTGCGGCTGCAGCAGGAACCGCTCTTTCAATGATTCCCGATATTGCTCAATCCGCTTATAACCCTGTGAAAGCTTCTTCAAAAGTTATCCCTCAATTGGCCGCAGTAGCGGAACGCAGAGCCCTTGGATTAACAGCCCCCGAACTATCAACTTCTTTTGGAAGAAAGAAGTCTGCCGTTGCAGCGAGAAAGATGCTTGAGCAAGGTGTAACCAGCGCAACCGGCAGCCCGCAAGTTTTGTTTGATAAAGCCTCTGCTTTAAAAGGATCTACAGGTAGAAAGATTGGAGAGATCAGGGAATCTGTTGGTCCTCAACCAATTCAGCCTATTCTTAAAAAGTTGGATGACTACGCCAGCGATAGACTTAAGGGTGCAACTGGCGGAAAATGGGACAAGGCTAAAGGGAAAATAAAAAAAGCTAAAGATACGATCATCGGTATTGTTAAGAAAGATATTGTCGAAGCTACCCCTGAGGTAGTTAAAGATACGGGCCTCCTTGGAGCACAAGGACAACCTATTAAGAAAATTATCCCAGCAAAAGAAGGATATGTTCCACCTGCATCATTGAAGAGGATAGCCGAGGCAAAGAAGGAAATTGGCGATGTTGTGAATTGGTTCGCAAGCAATGTCAGCCAAGCCGAAGCGAAGAATTTGAGCAATACGATAGAAAAAGGGATTGAAGAATCTCTGGCTTCTGCTGGCGGTGACATCAAGACCTACAAAGCTTTAAAGCCCATCTACAGCGCAGCCAAGACGGCTATAAAAGGACTCAACAGGGAGCTTGGAAAACAACAGGGTAACATGGCTGTTAGCCTTCCTTCTATGGTGGTTGGTGCAGCGGGTGGCGCTGGAGCAGTAGCGAAGGTTGGAGCCGCTGAAGTATTAAAAAGACGTGGAGCTGGTATCGCTGCGAGTGAATTGATGGGAGCCGCCAATGCGCCCAAGAAACTTGGCCTTCCACTTCTTAATGCAACCAGGGTCCTAACTGAAGACAAGGCTCGTGAACTACTGCGTGAAGCCAAGGGTGATAGAGAAAAAGCCCGGAAGCTCGCCAAAGAACGTAACTTTGAGATACCCGAATAATGGCAAAAGATATATTTGACAGAGTTGGTCTTGACCTTCTGGACCGGGTGGAGCTCCCGATTGAAGAAAAGGTCATCTATTCCCCCGAGATGCAGAAGGCTATTGACTCTGCGGTTCAGGAACAGATCAACAAACTCCCCTTAGACAAGATGATCTCACGTGTCGTTGATCAACAGGTTCAGGAATACAAAGAACGACTCCAGAAAGAGATGATCAAGAAACAAGAATCCGAAGAGTCGCTTAAGGTTATGATGCTCGAAACAGTAAAACGAGCAAAAGAAGAAATTAACCTCAAGATCGAGACCCTTGATGAACAGATGACCGGGATCGACGAAGACGCTGAAAAGATGCTTGAGAAGTTTCGATCCAAGTTTGACGAGTTGATTAACAAGGTCAACTACGAAGCCCCTCAATATCAGTTTGGAGGCTACCCGCCTCCTGGTGGTGGACTCCCAATCCCTGGCCAAGCTGGGTTAATGGAATGGCGATTTATTATTGAAGGAGTTGACCTGTTGGTTCAGAAACTTGAAAACGGAGTTTGGACTACAAAGGCGTCATTTAACCCATGAAAAAACTTCTTCTTTTCTTAATCTCTTTTACGGCTCTTTTCACGTCAGATTGTTACAGCGCCTTTACAACTGACTGGCTAAGAAATACAAGTTCTTCTATTACTGTAAACGGAAGCACCTACACTTGGAACGCTGGGACTGGAGGTTCTGGTCAATTCCTTCAGAACGTTAATGGTGTCATTACCTCGGCTGTACCCTCAGGTGGCGGAGGAGGATCGTCAACTCTTGCGGTAGGAACAGGAACAGCATCAAACTTTACGACGCTAGTTTCCAGCCCAACTGGTGCAATTAGCTTTCTCGGTAGCCAATTCCAGTCAACCGTAAGTGGAACAACAAACTTTATTTCAATTGATCCTTCTATATTGGGAGGCGGCGGAGCCACCGTCAACGTCACTCCTTGGAGCGTCCTTTACAGCACCGATGGGACATCGGTCAGCGGAGATGCGGGGTTCCAGTACGACAATTCAGTGAGCAGCGTAACACTTTCCGGAGAGATTGGTCCAACTTCTCTTTACATAAACAATCCGTCAAATTCGAGCGGGTCCAGTTTTTATTTTAATGGAAACAACTCCAACCCATTATATGAGATGGACACAAGAAATTCTTTTGTATCTGACTACGGAGGAAGTTTTAAATTCCAGGGGACTCAGTTTGGACGCTTCACATGGAGTCCAGCCATCACGGGTGGATATGGTATATATCTTTCTTCCGTAAACATCCTGACACCTCTTTTGCGTCATTCCATATCACGAGATACGGGGAAACATGTTTTTTATGGAGCAAATAGCGATCCATTAGTTCAATTTGACCCGGTTGGGAATTCATCTTTTACAATCCCAGTTGTTTTAACAACACTTCCTTCCGCCTCATCTTTAGCGACTGATTCCACTGGTAAAATTATAGCTGGATCTGGTGGCTCTAGCGATTCCAGTAACGGAACCCTATTCGCAATGATGGTGAGCTCGAACGTGTCCAACTCTACAGCGGAGACAAACGTTATCGCTACGGGTTCCGGGACCATCACAATCCCGGCCAACTTCATGCAACCAGGGAAAACTATCCGTGTTCGTGCCTCTGGTACTTATATCTCGACTACCACGGCAACGACGCTCACTGTTAAGTTCAAGATCGGAAATACAGTCATCGCTTCATCGGCAAACATCACAATGCCGTCAACCCAATCGAATTATCAAATGTGGGCATTTGGAATAGCTCCAACGATTCGATCAGGAGGGGCAAGCGGCACCCTTTACTCCAGTGGATTGTTTGGTTTCTACACTGATGCAAGCGGATGGACGACGGCCCCGATGGTTTCCACTGGTCCGGTCACAATAGACATGACCACAGCGCAGGAGATTAAGTTTACGGCTCAGTGGAGCGTTGCCAATTCCAGCAACAACTTCATAAACAACAATTTTGTGGTGGTCACAGAAACAGTGACGATTGTAGGGGCGAGCAATGCTTCCAACATTGGTGCTGTAGGCGTTACATACGATCCAACCTCAGCTGTTGTCGGTTCCACAATCGTTATAAACGTGCCCTACGCTGCGACCGTTTCGAGCTGGACGGTCACCAGTGCTGTTTCTGGAAGCGTTTCTTTGTCGGTTATCAAATCTGCCTCTGGACCTGTTTCTTTCAATGCTTTTAGTGGTGGCGGTAACGCTCCCAGCTTAACGTCTTCAACCTGGAATTCTGCGGCCCCTTCCGGCTGGTCTTCGACATCAATCACAGCTAATGACACAATCGGGTTCGTCCTTAACTCGATCAGCGGAACGACTCCGATCAACGTGAGCCTTAAGGTGACAAAGCAGTGAAAAGTTTAGTTGCTGTTTTTTTGCTTTTGGTTAGCGGCATTGCTTATTCAGAAACTTATAGTTTGGGTAGAGATCAAATTTTATGGGGTATGGATGTGGGGGCTTACTCCACCCCAAACGACTTGAGTTCAACCATAGACGCCGCTGGGGAGAAGTTTGGGTTTACAGCGCATTTCCCTCCTGCTACATATAATCAGTTTGAAGTATTTACCGGTAACATCACGACTGGAGATACGATCACCTGGCGCCTTGAGTCTGTCGCAGAAAATAGTTCTGTTGTTGGAATATCTACCGGGAATCCATCCGGGAATTTATTGTGTGCAAATTCAAGCGGAACAATAACCCTTGGGTCAGCAGACGATTTGAAATGGATCAGAACAAGTACGATGGTGGCATCCTGTACTATTACGGTAAGCACCCCAGCGGCATTGGTTTTTTATCAGACTGGATCATTTAATGGAAACGTCCGTGGTAATTCCGGCGGGTTTACTACAAGTCAATACTCATTGAGCCACACATCGAACAGCACAAGCGGTTGGGTTAAGTCTGGTGCTGCTGGAAGATTTGCCGCATTGGACAACAATCTAAACTATATCCCAATCGTCGGAGTTTTCCCTTCTACAGCGTTTCCAGCCACAGCTTTTAATTCAGGGTCTTCTCCTAGTTACAGGGGGAGTCGCATTTACTTGCCAACGGGATTGTCAATTCATGCGACTGGTGCTGTTCTCGGGGCCGCTTCGCTCCTTTATTCCGATGTAATCCTTTACGATACAGCAGGAGTAGGTTTGGCGACAGCCACTTTGAATGTAGCCTCGTCATTAACAGTCGGAAAACTTGTTACTTTGTTTGATACGCCGGTTAGTTTGAGTGGGGGAAGTACCTACTATTTAATGCTTAAGCCACGTGGTACCCAAAACTGCACACTGAACGGACTTGGGATGAACACCGCTGCGATAGCAAACGCTTACGCTCCATCCTACAGTAGATCGGCAACAGCAACAACGCCTGGAACGTGGACGGTCGAAGAGAATATTTACACATTCCTAAACCTTCTCTACGACTCTTTTACCATCTCAACAACAGCAAGCGGTGCGGGAGCGTTTCCTTATGTTCAGTAGATTACTTTTAACGCTAGTACTGTGTCCTTCTTTAGTTCTTGGGGCTCAGCTAAGTATGCGAACGAACATAGCTGGCCCTGAGTGCAACCACATTGAAGTCTCCGACGAGACTGGAACAGTTCTGAAGGGTGGGTTAGTGATTGATGACTTGCTCGCTCCAATCACAGATTTCGACGACCCGATCATGGTTCAGATTAAGAACGCAATACAGAACGGTGAATTGAAAGTTTCCGATTTTGACTCAGCCAACTCGGCTCTAATGTCCAAGCAGATTGAAGTAACAGCGTTTAAAGAAGAAACCAAGCAGAAGACAATCGACAGCAAGGCAACCGAAGACGCAATAGCTGTAAATCCGTGAACAAACAGGAGTTAGCATGAAGAAACTACTCATTGCATTTTTAATATTCGGGAGCGTATCGGTTGCGAAAGCAGATCCAATCGCAACCGAGATAACAATAACGGGTGTCGAGATGAATTCAAAGACCTCGGTAAAAATCACTTGTGAGATGTACGACATTTACGCTGGGAGTCGAGTTTTGGTCGAAACAACTTCTCCGACATTCCAGTTCATTCGATTTGATGCGTTAAACCAAGAAACAAAAGCGCCTTATACGCAGGACGAGCGTGTTGAAAACATTAAAGCTCAGTTTAGTGAATGGGCTGAATTCTACATTGCCAGCTATCGTGGCGGGCTCGGAGACTTCACCAAATATGTCCAACAACTCAATGGCCTTACGGTCTCGAAGTAGGATATTTCTTGCGGCCCTGTTTCTTACCAATGTCTGCCACGGGGCATCGCAAGGGCCAAACTCCGCTGGAACTGGTGGCAATGACGCTGCGGTTGGGACTGTTGCATGGTCCACAACTTCAAATATTACGAACTCTGACAATTCGTATGCAACGTGCTCTTTATCGTCTGGCCAAACGAGCAACTATCTTACCGCGACAAACTTTTCTTTCTCTATCCCTGGCAGTGCGACTATCTCGGATATATCAGTCGCGATGGAAAGATCACACTCAAGCGCAGTGGTATCGATTGTTGATTCTTCTGTACGTATTATCAAAGGCGGAACGATCGGGTCCTACGACGCATCAAGTGGATTTACCTGGAACAATTCAGACGCCTACCAATCATACACGCCTGGTTTATGGAGCGAGTCCTGGACCGCGTCTGATATTAATTCTTCAACATTTGGTGCTGCCTTTTCGGCGACCTATAGCGGTGGGCTCGGGTCTACTACTTTGCGTGGAGACCATGTTCGGATTACAGTTACGTACATAGACAACGGAGTGATTAAGCAGATGTGGAGCATCAGTGAGTTTTTTGATTAAGGAATATAAGGCAACTATGAAAAAACTAATTTTATCAATCGGCTTAATTTTGTCAGCATCAACTGCCTGGTCAGCCGCCATGACCACCACTCGTGCGGGAGATTGGTCAAACATAACTCCAGGAGTGACTCCATGGACTGCATTGACAGGTTCTGGCACAGATGGACTGCCTGGTACCAGCGATACGGTTACGCTCAGCCATGCGGTGACGGTATCATCAACGGAAGTGATGGGAACGAGTCCAGCGACCAGCGTTGCGGTTATCACAATCAACAACAACGGAACATCAACCAACGGAAGTCTGACGATACAGCAGCTTGGCGATCTTTCCGTTCGAGGTCAAATAACCACAAGTGGATCGGCGGGAGCAACGAGCTATATTAGGATTGAAGCGGGCGGCCATTTAAGAATTGATTCAACGCAAGCAACAGCGCAAGTTCGCTACCAAATTCGACTGGGCGGCATATCCGATTACATCATCCTAGCCGGAACATCCACACACGGTCGTGCCCGTCTAACAAATATCATTGGAAATATGCCAAACGCAGGAGATGTCACGTCGCTTGGTGCTCAGATAAACGGACCCTCATTCGCTGGGGTTGTGAAAAATTTAATCGTTGGAACATATGGTGATATCACTGGATTTGGCGGTACCGGTACTTCGTACGCAAGCTATGGAGCAACATTCCCAGATTTGGCTGATTGTGTAATAAGTACCTGCGGTACGTTCTACTCCGCTGGGACATTTTACGGGGACAGTGTTATCAGTTACCAGCGATGCAAATTCATCAATTCCGTAGAGAGCAACATCATCATCAGGACGGGGAATGTTTTAAACACCACTGGAACACGTCAAATAGTGAATAGCGTCTTTGATAGAGGTATTGGTTGGTCAGCCTCCGACATTACGGCTCAAAACAACATCGTTAGTGGGTACCCGGCTTCTTCTGGTGTTGTTCAAACAACAGGGCTTGGTCTTATTTCGGATTCGTTGCTGATTTTGCCATTTGCCAATTCCGGGTCTGAGGTCAATAATCGCTACGACAACGTGTACATCCTTGGCATTGGGAACGCGACAAACGCTAGATTTGCAGCAACCGGCTCAACATACGGAGACCCCGACTCAAGTACGCCGTTATTCAATAACCTTATTTTTGATTACCCCGACACGTCGAGTGTTGATTTGGGTGGGTGGACTGGCTCAGACTGGGGCGACCACGGCGATCTTATTCAGACACCATCTTCAAATCCAGCATCTCCCATAACTTCCTCTCTGTGGAATTCTATTGCATTGAAAACATACGCCGGTAACGCTGCGGATGGTTATCTGTCTCGTGGATACGGCCCTGGCGCAGCATTTACTGGGCGTGGTTACGCCAACACAATAATGAAAATGCGGGATTGCACCTGGTACAACAACGATGGGTCTGCCACGCTGGGCTCGCATGGCGGTATTAACGTCGCCGAGGCAGCGTCGTCTCCGGTCGGTGTTGTCCCAGAGTTTTACAACAACATCTTATACAGCACCCGAACAGCCGGAGTCCCAGCACTAAAAGCTCCCGCAACGCTGACGAATCCATTCACCCCATCTGGCGTACACCATAACGCGTCATGGAACATGATAACGCACAACCAACCAACCTCAAGCTCTGACGACACAATCTATTACGGTGAAACTACGGGGACTATCGGAACAGGCGACCTTATCAGTGTCAATCCTCAGTTCGTTGACGACGAGAGATGCTTTGTTAAATGGGTTCGTGTTCTCCGTGGAGATATGGGGACTGGCGCATGGTCAGCTGGAAAACGAGCGGACGAAACGTACACGGACGCCGAAACAATCATTTTTGGTCTAGCGGAAATGCGGAAAGTTTTAGATGAGGATTTCGACTCTCGCTACACCCAAGCGGCATTAAAAGAATATGTTCGAGAGGGATTCAGGCCAACAAACCCAGCGTATAATCAAACCGGATCGGCTGGAGACACCATCGGCGCTGTCGAATATACATCCGGCGGCGGTGGAAATTTTGGAAGTGGAACAATAAGCGGGAAAGGCTATTTCCCGATAAGAAAACGTTTTAATCTTGGGAATAAATAATGAAACAATGGAAATACTTTACACCAGCAGAATCGGAAGGTTTAACCGACGACCTTATGTACAAGCTGGACCGGGCTCGTGAATATTATGGCCATGCCATAGTCATTACCAGCGGATACCGAGACCCGATCAAAAACGAGTCGATTGGTGGAGTAAAGAATTCCTCTCATACCACAGGAGAAGCTGTTGATATACGTATCCCATTGGATCGTGAAATGAGAGACAAGCTTTTATGGGCCTTGGGACGTGCCGGTTTTGATCGGGTCGGGGCGTATAATCTCCACGCCCACGTAGATGTAGACAAGAGCAAACCAATCCCAGCCTTCTGGTCCGGGGAGTCGCATTAATGGATACCCTGGTCCAACTCGTCGCCCATTTAATCGGAAGCACTGAGAACCTAGCTAAACTTGGTGCCATAGGGGCCTGGGTCTTCTTTACGCTTGTTTTATTGATAGAACGGGCTTGGACCCAAAGAGCACAGAAACAAGCCTCTGAGAGCGCCTGGGAGGCCCGTATACAAGAAGCAAAAGCCGATGACGCCATGGCAAACGCTGTTGAAAAGCTTGCCGACCAGATACGAGAACTTCGCTACAAGATTAAATGTGGAGGGACCGATGTTTAACGTAAAGGAATGGTTCGAGCGAAAGCAGAACATTGTCAGGAAAACGGCCGGCTTAGAAGAAAAGAACGAAGCGACCCAGAGAAAGATGCAGGTAGCCATGAGAATATTAGATCGTCGAGAGGTAGAAATACCCGTAGAAGTGGAACGCCGTAGAGAGATTTATGACTACCATCAGAAACTTGCTTGAACTGGCAAAAGAGAAGCTAAAAACAAAAACATTTTATTTACGTTTCAAGTTTCGGTTCGGAGGAACAGATGAACATATTCAAGAAGATAGCGGAAAAGATCAAGAACTTCGGAGTGGGAGCTGCGATAAACAGCCTCGACAACTTCGAAGCCCCTCTCGCCGACCTCATCGAAGAAAAGAAAAAAGAATTCAACTCGATGTCGAGTAAAGAACAGTCCAAATGGATTATGGACAAGGTACAAAACGCTCTGCGGATTTACGCCAACATTAAATAATGGCCGATGAGAAGTACTCTGGTAAGTGGGAACATCTCAGCGAGAACACCTACCGAATGAAAACTCCCGAAGGGTGGATAGTAAAAGACATCTACACCCTTATCTGCGCTGGGAACAACGGTTCTGTTGACGTTGCTTCCTGGCGAGTTTTAGACCCCGATCACGCCTGGATAATCTCACGTTGAAGTGCATTAAGTGCGAACAAAAAGAAGCTTTACCAGACACCTACTACTGCGCTGATTGCTTGGATTGGGTTGAACGAAAAGGCTGGGATGTTCACGTACACTAAAAACACTTGACATCTTAAACTGTAAGTGTCAAGATCCACGGGAAGTTAAAAAAATAATGGGGAGAAAAAAATGAAAAAGTTAATTCTAGTCACAGTAATGTTGGTAGCAGTTGGTTGCAAAGGACCAGCGGGAAGCAATGGTTCGAATGGAGCCCAGGGCCCACAAGGCACACCCGGTCTTAACGGTCCGACAGAAGTTGTCTTATCTGGTCCCGTTACCTCGGACCTGTTCACAATCACAGACGCACGAATTAAGCTTGCATCAAACGTCAGTGTTTTCTTAAATAATGGTACGACTTTGATCGAATCACCGTATTATCTTCCGGGTTATGCAACGAATACGTTTTACTTGCTCAACCCGACGGCAGGAACGATTCAGTTCTACAACGCAGCAAAAGCATCGGCAACAGGCTACATCGTTGTTTTGATGATTTAAAAAAAAGTGTTGCAAAAATAAACAACAGGAATTAAAATAATCATATGAATACACTCGCCAGGGTGACAAAAACCATCTTATCGTTCGTGCGCTTCGTCCTGGCGGGTGTGCGTATGAACATTTCAAGCGAAAACCCTCGGTCTATTAATTTAGGCCGGGGGTTTTTTGTTATCAATTTAAATCCCTTAGATATGTCGGATATTAAAAAGAAGAAGACACGTCATATTCCAGGAAATGACGCACCTCTATCTTGGGGAACAATTTACTCTCTGCTACGGGATTCTAGAACGCCGTACTGCCTGCGCCGCCACCATGTCTAGGTGGATTGGCGTCAGGCCAGAGAGGAATTTCACTGGCTTTGATTCAACCGCTCTTTCTTTGTGCCAGAAAGTCTTACAAAACAACGCTTAAGAACCGATGAGGCTTATGAGTTCACCTACTAGACATTCTCGACGGGCAGGAAGATTACAAGGTGATAGCCGTAGCAAGTCAAAGCTTGAATCAGTGAGATAAACACAACCTACTGGTAGAAAGCTACCGGGACCAGCACTTTCTAGGGTGAGTAAAGTTGTCTTATCGGGCGTCATAGGTTTAAAAGAAGCAAACGGGCTAAGAGACTGCCCAGAGAGAAGTTATATCTCAGTAAACAAGGTAACGAAAGGAGAAGTAAGTGGAATACAGGTTTCAATGGAAAGGTAAAGATCAAGACGACTGCACAAGAAAAGAACTGCTCGAACTTCTAAGCCATCTATCTCAAAACAAAAGTCAAATGATAATGAATCAAATTGAATACGAAGTTGATCGAAAAACAAGAGATATAAAACAAGAGCTTAAGATCAAAGATGCATTGATTGAAAAGTTTATAGCTAGAGTTCAGTGAAACCAACAGCAAAGGAGAAATATGAAAGTAGAAATAGAACAAGTTGAAAATGGGTATGTAATTATTCCAAATTTGAATTGGTCTCATCGAAAAGTTGCAGAAAGCTTTAATTGTTTAACTGAAATCTTAAAGAAAGAATTTGGAGAAGTTAAGTTCATTAAAAAGCACCCAAGGAGAACCAGTGACGAACCTAGAAAGAATAAAAGAGATTGAAGATAACGGTTCTTACAGGCATTGCGCTGAAACATTTGAAGAAAAAGAATTTCTTCTCAAGGCGTTTTATGGCATGAGAAACATAGCTGTAGCTGGGTGGAGTAAAGGTTCTAGCAACGAGGAAATCTACAAGGCTGGCGAGAAAGTATTAAAAGTATTTGAAGAGTTGATGTCAAAAAAATAGACCATTGACACTTAACAAAGAATGAACCATAATCAAAACATGAACCTGGGGAAACCACTTTTGGCCCTTCTACGTCCTTCCTGCATATCTCCCCAGGTATCACTAAGCGTAGTTGGGCCATTCTTTTTAAAGGGAGGTAAGAAATGATCATTGATGAATCATGCATAGGGAAAAAGATGTGGCGTCAAGGTTTCTTTGGAAAACAAATATTCACTCCACTTCACATAATTAAAAGCACCCATATCATGCACGAAAAAATTGTCGGATTGGATGGTGGAAAGTGGATTGGATTTGGTTATTACAAAAAGATCGTTATGTACAACCCTGATTTAACTGATTGGAATTTTTTTGACAGAAAAGATTATTGTGTCAAAGGTAAGAAATCGAAATAACGTAATGGGGAGATCAATATGAATGAAATGACAATACCGACAAACTGGGACGCACTGAAAGAACAGGCAGCGATGCTTGTTAAATCTGGATTCTTGCCGATGAGCATAAAGACGCCGGAACAGGCCATTGCTATTGCCTTAACTGGCAAAGAGCTTGGCATTGGGATGATGGAGGCTTTCCGGTCTATCAACGTGATTCAAGGTAAGCCGACGATCCCGCCACAGTTAATGCTGGCCCTTGCTAATCGGACAAAAGAGCTTGAAAACATTACCATCGACTCGAACGATGACCGCTGTATCGTTACCGTTAAACGAAAAGGCCGTGAGCCTCATGCCGAGACGTTTGGGGTTAAAGAAGCTACGGACATGGGTTTGATGGGACGGGATAACTACAAGAAGCAGCGTGGGATAATGTTTAAGTGGCGAGCCTTGGCAGCAAACCTTCGAGTCACTTTCCCTGATGCGATGATCGGTTTCTATACGCCTGAAGAGATGGGGGCTG